TTGATAGACCTCTGTTTCAGCTTTTACCTTTTTACATTTAAAGACTACTCGCTCTGGATTTACTTCTTGTTTAGCTACGCGCTTTGAATAAAGGCACGCTTGTAAAGAATCTTTGTAAACGTGCTCTATCATTTTTCCGTTTAATTCAAGTATTAATGCAAATACAATCTCTATCATTGATGACCGTTTCCATTTCTAATTAATGCTTCTACGTCTTCTGTAAGTTTTTCAGTTCTTGATTTTAAAAATTCTATATTTACTGCATTGTTTCTCATACCCTTAATCTCATCTTCAACATCAGCTACCACACCTGCTAAATGCTCCACCAACATAAAAAGCTCCGCTTCACCAGAAGATTGACCTAATTCTCCACGCGGGTATTTGATTCTAAACTCTGAGTTTTGTTCTAAATCTTTTTGCATTAACTCTATTTGTGTGCTGTGTCTGTTGAGCGTTTCATGCAGTCCGAAATAAGCCCAGGTGCCAATTGCTACCATCGCGATCAGACTAGCAACCGTCTTCATAGGCATTTGAACGGCTGCCTGTTCAGAAATTTTTAAAGGTTTATTGGACATGCGGTCCTCCACATAGAGCCAAGACAGTTAACATTACAATCAGTATACCTGTAAAATAATAATTCATCTTGGCACTCTCCATTGTAAATTATCCTTTGAGCCAATTATGTATTTTTCTAAATGGCCATTTAATCCAATGCCAAATATCTTTAAGTAATTTTTTCATTTTCTACCTCTTTACATGAACATTCTGAACAAGTGCATAAATCACCATCATAATGGTGTGAATGAAGTTCTTCATCACAATGACAATCACAGTGGCAATCTTTGCACTTAGACATTTTATTTACTATGAAATACTGTAGCTTCTATTACGTGTTCAGTAGTAAAATTACAGTAAACATCATTCTCAAATAGAATAGGTCCTGGAAAGTTTATAGTAATTCCACCTACAGCTGCAGGTGTCTTAACTTTAAATTTCAAAGCTCCACCAGATCCTCCGTCTCTTAAATGAAAATCACCAGACGCAGTACCACTATCTAGATAAACTCCAAAAACTCTTGTTCTTCCAGATCTAATTGTACCAGTTTCAGTTGTTTGCGCTGTTGCTGATATATCTTCTGCAGATCCAAATATATTTGCTGACATATAATCTCCTTTTAATTAGTGGGTCCGAAGACCCACATAATTATTAGATGTTGTTAATTAACTCTGAAGCGTTTCTGTTCTGAGTCGCAGTAATGTAATCTAATTTAGTTACTCTTTGACCAGATGCAGAAGCTGAAACAGAAGCAGCAAACATTTGCATATCATCAGTATTGATGTTTGCAGTATGTGTTGCAGCTAATGTTCTGTTTACAAAAAACTGTACGTTTTTTGCTCTATCAACTCTAAAACCTACAGTGTCATATGCACTATCAGTAATAGTGTATGCAGTGTACGAAGTTTGAGTTGTTCCAGATCCATTTCTAGTTACAAATCTATAGAATTGTTCACCGTTATTAGACTCAATAGAGATTCTATTTGCAGATCTCCATCCAGAAGTTCCAGTAAAAGTTTCTACCAAACCTGTTCCATAATCAGTTGCGTTTGCATCGTTGTTTTGTATTCTTGCTTCATACCAAACAACTGTTCCTGGGTTTGTAACAAATCCAGATGCATCAGTTACTTCTGCTACAGCTTGAAAAGTATTAGCAGTTTTAACAAGAGCTAAACCATTATTATCTGTTGTATTAGCTGAAGTTAAAGTTACTGCTCCACCTACTTCATTAGATATACCAGCTGCTGCACCACCATCCGCAATAGATGTTGACCATTCTGCTGAAGGTAAAGTGTTATAAATAAAATCATCTTTATAACAAATGTAATTTGGATTATTGTCTACTGGTAAATCCTTAAACCATTTTGTATTGTTAGCTAATCCAGCAAACATTACTGGATTTCTAAAGTGTGTTCCTGCCATTTTATTCTCCTAGTTAGTGTGAATATAGTCTCTAGGCCGTCGACTATACGCGTCTATATTCAACATTAATAATTGTATAGTAAAAATAATATACAAAAAAAAAGGGGCGAAGTAAATACTCCGCCCCTTCTCGAATCTATGTTAGATTAATATTAAGATCCTGAAGAACCAAATACACATCTAGGGTCTGAGAATCCAAAAGAATATCTCTCTCTAGCTTTGTATCTGACGTTTCCAGTATCAAAATCGCCTTCCATAGCAGTTCTTAGTGGTGATCTGACGAAATGCTTAAAGCCATTAGGTGCATCAGTGATGATAAAGAAAGCATTAGTATCATTTAAGAAATGATTGACTCTGTAGCCTTCTGGAATCATATTCATGTTATTAAGGGCGTTAATGTCATTGTCAGCCGTACTAACTCTTAATGGAGATTTTAAGATTCTCTCAGCAGTAAACTGTAATTCTTTTGGAATTATAAGTTTTCTACCTTGAAGAGCGATTCTTAATCCTCTCTCATCAATGAAAGCAGCAATTTTAATAAGTGCATCTTCTAATGAAGTTTCACTTAAATCTGCTTGAGTTGTGAACGTGTTCACTAGGTTAACACCAGAAACAGTTGGGTGAGTTGTACTACAAAGTGGTACACCGTCTCCTCCGAGTTGAGTTGTACTAAACGCACTGTTTAATATCTCAGCTCCTTTAACTTGTTTTGTGTTAGCCATTGAACGTGCTAACGCTCTTGCGTATCTATTACCAAGTCTGTCGTACAGATTATCTTCAATTGCTTCCTCAGTAATTGCGAATGCTAGTGCAACTGTTTGGTGTGTGTATCTAGCGGTGAACGCTTCTTTTGCGTCATCGAATACAACTGAAGCACCTTCAGCTTTAGTAGATGCACTACCAAAGCCAGTTAGCATTACTTCTTCTTCGAAAGCTCTGTCTGATGTTTCTGTTTGAAAGATCTCAGCAGTTTCGTTTTCGTACCTGTCATACTCTAGTCCAAATAGAGCATTCAAACCAGGCTCTAGTTCTTTAACTAGCTGTGCTCGTGATATAGCCATAATTTAATCTCCTCTATTATGTTTGACCAACAGTACCAGACTTGTACGAATGGTTATTGATAACTACCAATACATTCACGCCTGAAGCAGCTGTTATATCAGAATTTTCAGGATCCTGAGATATGTCTACTGCTTTTAGCACAAATGTAGAAGATGAATCTGCTGTTGCAACATCAAGACTCTCTCTTGACTGTCCAGATAAAGTATCTCCAGTGCCTGCATTTATTTTATAATTTGCAAACAAATGAGAAACTGTGAAAGTTGCGTCCGCGTTTATTTCGTACACAACGTCTGGTCCATCAATTACTTGAGCCATAATATCGTTAGCAGATATTGTTCCAGGGTAGTAGTTTTTAAATGTCGGCTTTTGAGTTGTAGGATCAGTGTAGAAAACCCCATTGAAAACACCAACAACAGGATTATCAGAAACACCTGCTAATTGGATAGTTCCATTTAGCGAAGTTTTTACTAAGTCACCTTGGAATATCGCAGTTCCATAATTTTTTAGGATACGATATCTGTTTTGTGCTCCATTGTAGGGAGTTCCATCTAACTGTCTAGCAGCTCTCAGACCGAAATTGCCTGTTTCATTTGCCATCGTTATTGTCCTCTACTTTAGTTTGTTAATTTACTGATAGTGATAACAAAAAAATTACTTTTTCGAACCACCACCAAAGGTTACCCTCGATTGCCTTTCAATATTGATTGGCATCTCAGGACGCTGCTCCTTCATAAGATCATTGTCAACCGCTTGTATTTGTTCGCGAGTTCTATTCTCGAAATATTCTTTTCTCGATTGCATGACCTCTTCCGGTATCCTTGCAAGCACATGGCCACCAACCCCGATGATCCCTTTATGTTTTCCTTCCTGAATCGTTGGATAGTCATGAGGACCGATCTCCTTCATTACGGTTTCGGCTCTCACAAACTCCCAACCTTCCCTTAAAGCTTTTGATACATTGGCAGAATCCATGAAACCCATAGTCTCTGCTCTAATCCATCTTTGTACCATGCCTTGCGGTGCAGGCGGAGCATCTAAACTTGATGGAGGAGTCCAATCTGTTTTTCTTTTTTTCTTTTCTCGCATTTCAGACTCGCGCGATGACGTTGTATTATTTTCTTTTTTGTTCATAATATCTCCTATTTAACGTATTTCGCGTATTCCTCTAGTGGCACCCCTAATTTTTTAGCTATCGCTACCTGTGATTTGGTGAGTCTCACAGTCTTGCGTCCACTTTGGTTACGCACTGCAGGTGCAACGGTCTGGACGGGTTGCCTTTGCGCCTGTGGTTGATCAAACTTATTAGGAAAATAATTCCTAATTCGTTTGTTCAGTTCATTATAATACTCATCCGAGTCTCCTACAACCCCACTTTCAATTAAATTTTTGTGGATTGCTATAGCTGCGTCATGCATAACATCGTCCTCATTAAACCAAGAGTTTTCTTCTGCCCATCTTTGAGCTCTTAGACTTGGTTGTGGTTGGTCAGTTGTCGGTTGAGTCGCGGGAGCAGACTCTTGTGGAGCTTGCTTCG